CATGCTTCTCTTTCGCAACCGGTAAAAATGGAAAACCCAGAACAAATCCAGTCAGATATCCCGACCGGCTCGCCGAGATTCGACCCGCACCAGTTCCCCAGAGCTGTGGCCGCTGGCGAGATTGCAGCGAATGAAAACATCAAGCTGGCAAGCCGGCGCTGGCTGGCTGATCTCGAGCGGGACGACATCTTCTTCGACATGGAAGATTGGCTCGGGTACGAGGACATGCTCGCCGAGCTGGTGATCAACGACGGCCACCAGCTGAGCGGCAACCCGATCGAGCTTTTACCTTGGCAAGCTTGGGTGATGGGGGCGGCATTCTGGCGGAGGAAGGCGGACGGAGACCGGCGGTTCAAACAGATCGCCTTGGAAGTGGCACGCGGAGCAGGCAAGACAACGATGGCATCGACGCTGCTGCTGTACTTCATCAGCCAGATCGAACGAGCTGAAGGCGTGATTCTGGCGAACACGGTGCAGCAAGCTCAGGTGGCGTATCGCTCAGCCAGGTCATTCGCCGTCGACGCCTGGGGTGATTACAACGATCCCGATGTCGGTGATCAGGCAGCATGGGAGACCACCAAGCTGGAGCTTCGTTGCAGGGCATCCAAGGGCTGGATCAACACGAAAGCGGCCAAGGCATCGACGCTGGATGGCATGAAGGGAATCATCTACCTGGTTGACGAGTCAAGCGAGCAAACGACCGACTGGCTCAGCAAGATCACCAGTGGCCTTGAGAAGAACAATCACGCCTGCATGATCTCGGTGACCACACCAGGCTCGATCCTTGCAGGCCGGGACGCTCCCTACTACGTCAAGCGCCGAGCTTGGCAAATGTCCCTTGAGGAGGAGCATTGGGATCTCTCGATCTTCGCGGCCTTCTTCGGCCTCGATGAAGCTGACGACATGATCGACGGTGGGCCAGAGGTCTGGATCAAAGCCAACCCATCGTTGGGCCACACCATCCCAGTGTCTTCGTATCACCGTCAGCTGGCCGCCTATCAGGCTGAGGGAGACCTAGAGACGTGGGAGCGTATGCAGTGCTGTCGGTTTAGCACTAGGGGGATGAAATGGATCAGCGGGGATCTGTGGGCCGAAAATACCGGCGACCCGCCTGAATGGCCTGAGCCTGGCGTCCCAGTCTATGCAGGGCTTGATCTGAGCCTGAGCTTTGACATCTCTAGCTTGGCATATGGCTGGTGGGACGGCAAGAAGTTCTGTGTCCGGTGGCAACATTGGGTGATCGAACGGGCGCCCGGCGAGGGGAAGCGGGACTACCAGCGACACTTGAATGCCTGGAGGGAGTACCCACACGTTACGGTCTGTGATCACGAGATCCAGTACCCGATGATCCGGGACTTCCTTTGGGAACTGAAGAAGCGGACGAATCTGAAGCGGATCGGATTCGATGACATGGGTGGGATGAAGGTCAACATGGAAGGCTGGGGTGATCTCGATGAAGGCTACAACGCCGAGACTGATCTACCCATGTCGAAGTTCCCCCAGACCATGGTCAGGCTAGGGCCGTCTACCCATGTATTCGAGTACCTCGCAAGGTCGAAAGCTCTGAACCTTCAGCCCGATAATGTCGCCGAATATGCCTTGGCAAACGTCGTCCTAGAAGGTAATATAAACGGGCATTATCGGCCTACGAAATCACCGCATAAGACTCGCGGTGTCATAGATCCGATCATGGCTGCGGTGATTCTCAGTGGAGTGCTCATTCAAGAGGGTGCAGAGAGACCAGGCGCTTATTCAGACCTGGAGCAGATCGCCTTCTAATCCGAAGTTTCCGGGGGGAAACGAGCTTGGACCTACGACGGTTTTTCCGTTGGCCGCGAGTGACCGCAACAGGCGGCGCCGGTGCTACCTCTAGCTGGTGGCCTCGCTATCCCACAGCAAATTCAGACGACGTTGCTCAGTTCGCCGCGTTCCCGCCTCGAGCAATGAGATTGCCAGCGGTTCGCCGAGCGGTGAACGTCATCTCCGGCGACCTCGCCAGGATGCCGGTGAAGGCATACCAGTACCAGGTTGATGAATGGATCGACGTAGGCCGCGACCCCATCACGGTCGCGCTCAACGAACAAGCCTCCGAATACCACACGGCAACCGAATGGAAGCGATGGGCGTTTTCACAAACGCTTCTCTGGGGCAACTCGTTCACGCTGATCAGCCGACGGGCAAACTCGTTTGATCAGTTCATCCCGCTGAACCATGCTGACGTGCAGATGAACCGGAATACCGACGGTTCGTACTTCTACACCACGAGCGAGTACGGCGAGGTCTCACCGTCGGACGTGATCCATCTCAAGATGCCTTCGAGCATTCGACAGCTCTGGGGTGATAGCCCTATCGCGGAAGCGGCCAGGACGCTATCGCTCAGCAGCTCTCTCGAGACAGCTGGACTCAGCCAGTACCGCATGCCTGGCATGGGCAAGATTGCGATCACGACTCAGGAATCAGTAGGTGCTTCAGGTGTCAGGGCCATGGCCGACGCCTATGTCTCTGGTCACTCTGGCGCTGATGGAATGCTTCGACCGATCATTGCTCAGAACGGTGCGACCGTGACGCAGGTGGGGCGTAGCCTGGTCGATCAAGACTGGATCAGCGGACGCAAACAAGCCATCGAAGACATCGCACGGGTGTACGGCATCCCGCCCTACATCTTGTTCAGCGAAAGCGGAGCGGCGTTCACGTCTGAGCAGTCGCGCATGTACGCGGATTCGCTTGCGACGTACACCGATGCCTGGTCATCAGAGATCAGTTCAAAGCTCTACGGCGATGACTACAAGATCAAGTTCGACACGACTTCACTGCTACGCGGTTCGTTCAATGAATCCATGCAGGCGTACAAGGAAGCGATCCAGCTTGGCGTGATGACCCCGAACGAGGTACGCATTGAGCTAGGCATGGCAGCAATCGACGGGGGCGACTCGATGTTTGTCGGTCCCAACATGGAAGAAAAGACGGGAGGGGCGCAAGATGAAGCTGGAATTGAGATATCTAACGACGACGACGACAACGAAAGCGAATGAGCTTCGTGGTATCGCGGTCCCTTACGGCCAGCTGTCGCATCCGATCCAAGGAGTGGGGCGGTCGTTCCGTGAGAAGATGAAGCCCGGCGCCCTGAGCTACGACGAGAACACCGTACTGATGACGCAGCACGATCAGACCGGGGTGCCCCTGGCACGGGTCGGCGCCGGCACGCTGGCGTTCACCGAAACGAAAGAAGGACTTGAATTCACCGCCACACTCCCCGAGGCACGCGCCGACATACGCGAAGCCCTCGAGCGGGGTGATCTTAGCGGCGCAGTATCGATCGGTTTTTACATCGAGGACGGCGGAGATCGCTGGACTCACACCAAATCTCAGAGCATGCGCGAAGTGACACAGGGTCATCTCAGCGAATTGTCTCTAGTAATTGCAGGCGCTTATTCGGGCGCTCGCGCTACCTACGGGGGGAAGACTAATGTCTGACCTGGTTTCTATGCGGGCTGAAGAAAACGAAGCCCGATCGCGTGTTGATTCGCTTTTGAACATTGATGGCGAACTCAATGAAGAGCAGCTGAACGATCTCGAGACTGCCGATGTGCAGGCTCGAGAACTCAAGACAAAGATCAGATCCGCAGAGGTTCGCGCTTCTGCCAAGGAAACGATCGAATCGCCGAGCTACGAGTTCCGTTTGAACTCGAAGAGCAACAACCCCGCCCTCGCTCCAGTCAACGAGAAGCGATCGCTTGAGGAGATGTACCAAGACGCCGGCGATCGTCTGATGCGGAAGATCGGCCAGAAGGTCGAAGGTCGAGCGAACTACGACACTGTGACCGATGCGGCACTGGTTCCCGTTGATCTCAAAGACGAGCTGATCAGGCGACTCCCGAAGATGAGCGGAGCAATGACCGCTGCACAGGTGGTCACCGACGCCCACGATAATGAGATCGCTGCGGTGCTTAATCGAATCCCGACGGCTACCATCGTCGACGAAGGCGCAGCGTTCACAGCGGCACAGGCTACCTTTAGCCGAATTCGATTCCGAGCGTACAAGATGGCTTTGGAAACCCAAATCTCTCTCGAGATGTTGCAGGATAATCGTCCGGCGGCAATGGGCGAAACCCTCACGCAGCACTTCGAATCCTACGCTGAAGGCTGGGACGCGAGTTTCGTTTCTGAAGCCAACCCGCTGGACTCAACCCGAACGGCTCCGGGCGGATTGTGTGCCACCAAGGCCCACATCGACGCAGCTGGCGCCACGGCCATCAACGACTACACGATGGGCGCCGGCAAGGACGCGGTGGCGGATATCCTCATCACCGACTTGTTGAACACCCAAACGGCTGGCCTTGGCCGTTACCGCAGCGGTGAAAAGGCTTGGATCATGTCGCCCGCGGTTCATGCTCAAATCGTGCAGGACATTAACGCGAATGACCGGATGATCTTCTTCCCAGAAGCCACCGGCACCTTGCAAGCTGATCCGCTTTCGGTCGGTACGCTTCTCGGTTCGCCTATCTACCTCAGCGATGCGATGCCAGCTGCCGGCGCCGGCAAGGTCGCAGCGTTGTACCTGGACAAGCGGTCCTACCGCGTGTCGCTGCGTTCGACCATGAAGACGCAAGAAGATCCGTTCACCAACGGTGGATCCGGTCTAGTCACCTATCGGTCCCACATGCGGGCGGACGGTCAGTGGATCCTGGCGGAAGCCAGTTCCCGCATGATCTACGGCTCGGCCTGATCGCTCAGTCTCTTCTCAGGGCTGGGGGGCTTCGGCCTCCCGGCCTTGATTCTTGGGGGAATCCATGGAAATTACGGCACAAACGGCGCATGGATTCCAGCTCGCAGAGTTCCGGGACCATTGCAATATTGCCTGGACGGAGAACGATCCCGCGCTCCAGCGTTCACTAGATGCTGGCGTGTCTCTTTGGGAGCAGGCGACGAATTGGTTTGTACGGAATACCACGGTGTCGATCGCAGTCAAGCCAGGCATGGCGGTGCCGTTCGGGCCGGCGCCGGTGCTTACAAGCATGACCAAGTACCAGGATGGGGTCAGCCTTGGGGCTGTGAATTCCGAATGGTTCTTGGCGAATGTCTGGGGTGGACGTGAGTTCTGTCTCACATCAACCGGCTCATGGTCGAGCGCCTACGAGTACCTCGCATCAGTGACGGTGGCCGGTGACGTACGGCCTGACGTGAAGGTAGCCGTATTCGATCTCGGCAACCACATGTTTACCGATCGCGAAGGCGTGGCGCCGGTGACGATGCACAGCATACCCTTGAGCCTTAGAACATTGATCGCCAACTACCAGCTGGGAGGCCTATGAGCTTCGGCGGCAGGGATTACGTCAAGTTCTATAGCGCTACGGAAACGGCAGACGATGCCGGCTCCGAAACGGTTTCTTACGTCTTCGAGTTTGCGTCGAACGTGAGCTTCAGGACGGAGAAGATCCGGAAGACTGAAGACGGGGAAATCAGGCAGTCGGCAGAAGTGTCCGCCCTTATCCGGCTTCCGTTCACCGAGATGATCAAATACGACTGGCGAGTAGAACACCGATCGGTCTTCTACAGCGTCGAAGCAATCAGAGATCCGAACGGTCGGCGCCGGGATCTCGAGCTGACGGTTGTGGCGGTGGAACGATGAGAAGACAAACCGGGAAGAACGACGACGTCGTCACGGTGGGATCAACCCCCAGCCTCAAGCGAATGATGGCGAACCTCGAAGACCTCGAGGGATACAAGGGCATCAACATCCTGCAAAACGCGGCCACGGTCGGCTTCGACGTGATGCGGGACAAGTCGATTGAGAACTTTAGCCAGCTCACATTCGGTCGTAAGTCTCGCGCGTACGTCAAGGGCCGCCGAGGGATCGAGACATTTGGAAAGACCAAATCCGGCAAGGGCAAGAAGATCCGAAGCGTTCGGAAGAGTCTCACGCAGCGAGGCAGCTACAGCGTCGAAGCTACGAAGACCAGGACCGGCCTAGTTGCTAGGCAATACATCAACTCCAAGCACTACTACAACTATGTCTCCCACATGATCGAAGGCGGATACACGCCTGGCGGCGGGACGAAGTACGAAGGCAGCTATGTCAAGGCGCAGCCGTTCCGGCGACCGGTCGGGGTCAGATACAACGACCGAGTGGCGAACGTGATGAAGGAAGCAATCGCGCTCCAGCTCGAGCAGGGCAAGCGAATCGGACTCGGAAAGCTGAGGGCCATGCTATGAGCTTCGCAACAGCCAACACCGTCATTTTCGACGCCATCAACATCACCGGCACGGTGGTCACGCCAGACATCCGCAACCGGGAAACACAGATCCCGGCGGTACTGTTTGGCCTCGAGGACTCCGGGCCGACGAACGACACTACGGGCAGCATCGCCCCGTACCACAGCCGGTACGTCTTCGCATGTCTCAGCACGTCGCGGATACTCGCTGACGATCTGGCGGCAGAAGTACTCACCGACCTCCAGGCCTCGGCTTCATTCGTATCGGTTCACGAGTCATCACGCAGCGCTGAGATCTTCCAACGCGGGGCCGACACGGTCCCGGTTTACGTCACCGAACTGACCACCACCCTTACCTTTGCGAGTTAGAAATGGCAGCAACATCATTTAACGGCGTCACCGCCACGATCGGCGGCACGGCGGCACTGATCACATCAATCGACTTCAGCGGTGGGGATACCGCCCTGATCGACGTTACAGCATCAACGTCGGCATACCGGCAGAACATCGCAGGCATTCGAGCGCCCTTCACTGTGACGCTCAACGGCCACAGCGAAGATGGTTACCTTCCAGTCGCAGGCGACACAGTTTCAATCGTCATCACTAACGGCCCACTAGACGGGACGTACGCAGGAATTGCCACAGCGGCGAGTGTCACAGGTTCGCTTGACCAGGCGGTTGAGTTCAGCCTAACCGTGACCGAGGACGCTGGGGCAGCTTGGACACCAGCAGGATGAGAACATTCAAACGCAAGCTAAACATGAGGGACTTCGCCGATCTCGCCGACGTGAAGAACGAGACTGAGCAGGGCATGATTGTCGTCTCGAGATGCTTGGATATTCCTCTGGCGGAAGTCGAACAAATGGAACCGGCGGAGTTCAAAGAATGCACAGAGATCGTGACCGCAAACAATGGCTCAGGCTCATAGCTCAGATCGCAATCCGCACCGGGTGGTCATTCAAAGAAGTCGCTGAACTGACGTCGGAAGAGTTCGGAGTCGTCGTTGAAGAACTCACCGGCAAGCGGCGAATGAGTGACGCAGAACTAGGGGAGCAGTTAGCGCAATGGCACGCAGCATCACATTCAAATTCGGCGCCGATACCTCCCAGCTGACCAGGGCGTTGGGAGGCATCCGAAAGTCAATCGGCGGGATGCTCAGCGGCGTCAGCCTGGGGGGAATCCTTGGGGTCGGTGTCGCTGGCTTCAGCATTCAGAAGCTGATCGGCTCGGCCATGAACCTATCGCCGACCTTCGCCAACACCATGCTCGAGGTCGAAGAGCGAGCCGTCCGAGGCTTGGCGTCAGCGATGTATGAAATGGAACCACAGCTCTTAGAGTTGGCCGACATACTCCCCGACCTGGTGTCGGGTCTTCTTAAGAGTATCTCGGCGCTCGCCGTGTTCTATCGGTCGCTCCAGAAAGATACAACGACGGCCGCCGGATTCTTTGGTGCCGCATTCGCAAAGGACATGGCAGGCGACACGGCCGGCGCTTTTAATTCGTTCCAGGCAGGATTCGGAACGCTAATCAATAGCGGTTCAAACTACGTTGGGGCGGGCAATGCCTTCGATCCTCAATTGCTCCAAGACGTTTCGGATGCTGGCACAGTGAACGGGTCGATGAGAAGCGTCAGCAGAGCGCTCGGCGCTTCAGCACGAACACAAATAGACCCCGCAAGATCGGCGGCTCCTAGACCATGACAGTCACACGCTACGACCTGAAGACGAGCGAAGCGACCAGCGAAGACTGGGGCGCACATTCACATTCGAGAGTGTTCAGAACGTCTGACGATACAGACTCGAAGAGCGCGTTAGAGATTAGGGATTTGATCGTCGACGGCACCGGGTACGGCGGGATCTCAGCGGAGACCGGTGGGCCTCTGCTCATCGACACCACGGCTGAGGGTGATCCGGCAAGGGTGCGAACGGTTCAAGTTCGCCTGATCGCCGAAGGAAAGAACACAGCAGAAATTGCAATCGGCCTTACCGAATACGCCAGGTTCACCGGCGAAAAGGTACTGGTTCGGGTTCTCTCGAATCACACCATGTCACCAACGCCGATGTATAGAACGGAGCCAATCGTACCGACTGACGTATGGTCATCTGACACACCGGTCGGCTACTACAACGCAGCCCCAGGTATCTGGGACGGTTCAACAACATCGGTACCGCCGTTGAACACGATTGAGGGATCGGTCAGTAGTCCCGCCGGCGTCGAATCAAACAACTACCGACCACCGGGCGACATCGGCGGCACCATGGTCGATTGGAATGGCAACCCGCTTAGCGTTGGCCTGACACAGATCGACTTCACGGTTGAGGTCGTACGCCAAGGGGTACACGTCAACAATCTCGGCATAGATGTCACTGGCGATCAGTCGATCTTGCAGGATACAGCTGGCATCGGGACACGCAACCAGGCAACCTTCGCCGGCCTCGCTCAGGGAACGATTATCTACATGGGTGTCCAGCGGGTAGCGCTTGACGCTGAATGGTACCTGGCTAAGTACCAGTTCAGAGCGAGAGCAGACAAACACGCGAAGCAAGTTCCACGGCCCACGTTTGGAACACGAATTGGCGCGATGAGTTACGAAGGCGACCCGCGATCCATTCGGCACATCCGTGGGGTGTACTGGCAGCAACCGTACCTCAGGGGTACAGACTTCAACGGCCTATTCACAGCTGACGAACGGGCATTGATCGCCCTCGCATGATCTACACCGATACAAACCAGCCTCGTTTCGATGCCGAGCAGCCTTCCCAGTTCTGGCGGGTGCAGTCGTCGACGCCGACGAACAGCGGCCAATGGAAGTACACGGTGATCAGTGTCGAGCCTCGAGTAGCAACAGATCCGGAAGATCTGACATGGGACGACGTTGCGCAGACAGGATTCATCAACGCCATCAATCTGTACGAGCAGGGGAATACCTCGAGCAGTCACATGGGTATTGACCCTGAGACCCTTCCGGGGAACTTTGAATTACAACCCATCCCCGACGACACTATCGTTCCAGGTACCTACCTTTCAGCTCAAAACGTGGACTTCATCGTGCTTCTGTGGCCGAATCAATTTAGTGGTGCTTGCTGATGTCTCCTCTTATGAAATGCTGCCCGTTCGTGTGTCTTTGCGATGGCGAGAATTGGACGTGTCCAGACGGCAAAAATACTTTTGATCTTGTCGCGGTCGATGTCACACTAAAGCACACAATTAAAGGAGGGCGAACCACAGACCTGCAAATCACAAACTGCTGCAAAGGCGCGGTTGATTGCGACTCTCCAAGGCAAAACATCAAAGTGGGCCATGATGCGGACATGGAATTGGATATTACCTACGAATGCCGTTTTGTTGTTTACATGGCTCCGCCAACCGGCACAGGAACAGACCCGTACGACCTGGGAACCTGGACGCAATCGAATTTGTGCGATCCTTATTGGGTAGCGGCCCCAAGCATTGCCGGTAGTT